GGCGAAGCGCCAGCAGGGTCGCCGGAGCTAGAATACTCAGCTCCAGAGTGGTTCTGGACCATTCTGCTCGCAGCTGCTACTGGCAAAATTGCCTATGGCCATGAACAACAAAATGAGTTTTATTGTTATCTCCCAGCCTTCCGGCAAAGCTTTCGACATTGAGGACCTGGACGCGACCCTGTACAGTGTACAGTGCCAAGGGCGCCGTATAACGGCGACTGGACGCCTTGGCGCGCTCCCTCTTCAAACTGTCGCATCATGGTTCACAACCAACGACACCTATCAAGGAACTGATACGCACGGGCCTGCAGTCTTTGCATTGACCTACCAGGCCGTACGCGGGGTTCATACACTCCGCCATGAAACTATCTGGGCTCATGGGCACACCAAGACTTCGTCAGAGGTCCAGCGTGGCTTCACCTGGGGCAACCCTTGTGCTACCACCGTGCCCGAATGGTCCATTCAAGCTACTAGCCAGGATGGCATTACCGGCGGACATTTCGCTGGGTGTTGGCGCACGCTGTTGGGGCACGGCGAAGCGCCAGCAGGGTCGCCGGAGCTAGAATACTCAGCTCCAGAGTGGTTCTGGACCATTCTGCTCGCAGCTGCTACTGGCAAAATTGCCTATGGCCATGCTGCTGATCAGGTGCACCACGTTTCCACAGCACTGCCCTACAATCACAAACCACTGACCATAATCTTTGGTGGGTCCTGCTGGCATCGCCACATTAGGTATGCTGGCACCCGTCCGACCTCCAGGTTTACGGCTAGGGGTATCTTCCCGCTGCCCAAACATGAGGCAATTGTGCAGACTGATAAAGTCATCTCTGAAGACGCTTTCGGCTTCAAAGTTCCGGCACAGGTCGATGGCATCATCACCGACCCACGTTTTATCGCGGCCCGCCAGATACATGGCGGCTTTGACTTCTCGTACTCACTATACGCAAACGACCGTGGGCGCATTGTGGAGCAGCAAGACGTCGGCTGTCTGTGTCTGCCGTACTATGAAGCCGACCTTCGCTTCAGGACCGCACCCGCCAACATAACATGGCGCGCAACACTCGGGGTCGCTTATGCTGGGTTTCAGCACGGTATTGCAGACCAAAGCGCGTTGCGCTCACTGGCCGCACTGACCCAAACTTTGGGCACCGCGACACGTGATGAGACGATCTCAGATGAAGCACGTACATCGATCAATCGTCTGCTGCGCGTGGCTGGCGAACCCACCCGCCTGTTTCTGCGCTTAGCAGCCCTCTACTGCAGCGCGGCTATTGCAGAGGCAGCTGGGCAGAGCCTTGTCTGCCACTCAAATGCGGACGATGTGACCCCAATTCGTGTACAGCGGCTAAGTGACTGGGCGCTGGCGCTGCAGGCAGCCGACCGCGCTAAGTTCCAACCGATACTGCTCAACCTGCGTGGCACGCCCGAGGCCGCCCGCTACCATAGAATAGCGCGCATATTGGCGTTGTCTGCGCCTACCCTGTCACTATCATCGCATCAACCAGCCCCAACTGTGGCTAAATGCTGGCCGCCCATACACAACGCCTGTGCTGTATACCTTGCCAACGACCACTGTAACATACCATTGGCAGGGCCAGTGACCACAGCTGACGTGGCACTTGTCAGCGCCTACCTGGGAAACATGCTTGGGCTGCAGGACGAATTGCATGAGGCCTTCCACGCGGTCGCCACCCTGGCGTACAGGCAGCCCGGCGGCTATGCATTCGGCAACACAGATAAGCTGGCCATCGCTGTCCCAGAATCCAAACTCGGACCGTTGATGTTGTTGCCGCTGTCACAGGCCATCAACCCTCTGGATGAACAGGAGTTGCCACTGTGGTTAGACAGTCCGGACATCTTGCTGTCTGTTGGCACCGCCCGTGGACTAGTGCTCAATGCTGCACACAACTGCTGGGAAGCAGCAGCGGGGCTGCTTGCACTGCCACACACCCAGGGCCTAGGCCGCCAACAGTTGAAGCAGCACATTAAATCGCTGTACAGCGTCCGCGACGGTGGCAGTGTAGCTACCCAAGCCGTGTTGGCACTAGCTGCAGATATGGGCTGGAGTGGAGCATTGCCCACGCACCTGCAGGGCTGGTATCCAAGCTGCCGCTACAGCGAGTGTGCTACGACCATATCATGTGCAGACATATTGCCGCTGATCACGGCTGTCCCAGACTGTGCAGCCGTCTTTGGCTGGCTTAAGCCTGCTACGCTCGAGCTAAACCCCGTTCTAGACCAACCCTACTCGCCTGTGTATGTCAAGGGCCGCCTGTCTGCTGATTCAGCTATCTATTCAATGTTGGCTGTTCAGGCCGCTTCGAACACATACATCTACCGCGGCATAACTGCTGGGCAGGTATCCATGACGCCATATGTGCCGGCGGCTTCCACCCACTGGCTGCGTGACGGAGCTTTCAAGCCCATGGAGCTTTATGATGCAAGTTTCAACTACGCCTTCAGCATGCATGATGCTGCTGCAGCTCTAGCTGCAATATCTGCTGGTGAGCGGCGTGGACGTTGGAGCTGGCACTTTGAGTGGTCAGCGCCGTTCAGCCAGGAGGCAGCCATCAGCACATTTCTGGAAAAACTGCCATTAGCACAGCCTGAGCCAACACGCACAGAACCTGCCACCGCTCCTGCGGAGTTGACCGTGGTCGTACCAGCCGTCGACTTCGCCTGTGTGCACTGCCCAGACCATGCGTTGGCTGAAGTCATCGACAGCATAGGACCAGACGCGAAGGCTGCCCATCAGGCCATCAACACATTGCGTTCTTATAGCGGGAAGAGCATGCATCAAGACCGCTATGAGTCGTTAGTCCGGACAATCACCACAATGGCAGGTTCTATAGACGTTGATCTGATGCTGGACAACCCCACTGAACTGATAATGGAGCAGCTGGGCTACACCGCTGATCTGTGTCGCTATGGTGCTCAACTCGCACCGCAGAACTCGGTACGAAGTGAACTGCTATCCAAAGCCCAAGTAGCACAGGCAACATTAGCATTACAACTGCCAACCGTCGACTGTGTCACGGAAACGGTAGCCATGCGACCGCCAAGCCCTGATCTAGATCACCAAGCAGAAGCGCTAGAAGCTGAAGTAGTGAAGATAGCTGCTCCGGATTTTGGCATGGAGACCCCGGAGCAGCAGCTTGCAGCCAGCTCCACGCCGACACCAGACAATCAGCTCACGCCCACGGGACAAGCCGGAGCATCAGAGCTTGTGCCGGCACCGCTGCAAGCAGGCTTCGCAGCGCCCGATCCCGATGCGTAGAGAAACGGGCATCACTAGATGCACTAGCGAGCGAAGCACGGCAAATCTGCGCACCTGGTGTTATGGAGGACATTTACAATTTGCAAATGGTGTGTACCTGCTCAGATTCCGGTTTAGCAGACGCAATTACTAGCCTGCAGGCCAACACTACGGCACTGGGTGCAGCTAGGGCTAGGCTGACAATAATGCTAGTGGATCAGGTGGAGCCTTTAGGGGCTTGCGAGATTGGTATGGTTAAGCGCTTGGCCCGTGAAGGCGCTGACGAAGCTACTGCTGTCGCCCAAATTTTGTATCTGCGGCTACAAACTTTCCTACCTCAAGATCACCCCATAGTGCACTTATGGCTACATCACGGACTTGGTCACAAGAAACTGGCGCTGCTGCTAGATGCAGCAAGGCAGTATGGCACACACCCGGCAATGCCATTTGATGTAATGCAATTCTGCTACAAAGCGGGCCGACTGTCAGGCCGCAATGCAGCAGAAGCTGACTGGGCCACAGAAGCTGCCAGGTCAAGACCGACATACGCTATGCGTACTGCGCTTGGCGACGTCGACCTTTACGGCAGATTATTCTTTGAGGGCCTGCAGCTGCTCGTGCCATCCATTACGATCAGTGCCTGGCAGCGCGATCAACGTACCATTGCTGACTGGTGGTGCACCCGGGCGGCTACTACCCCGAGCGGGAGTAGCAGCTACAAATGGACTACAGCGTCAGCAGTTGACGAATACTGTCCCAAGCAGGCGCGCCCTGGGAAGCGTTTGGTGTGGAGCTACTTACCTGACAGCTTCCCATTCCAGCTACTGGCACACGGCCCACATATACGTGCTAGATGTAGTACGAAGCACGAAGCTGGCATGAAGAATCGGGCTCTATATGCAGCCTGCGACTGCTCAACTATCGTCAGCTCATACGCATCCTTAGGCATGGAGAATGCCATGCGCGAATACGGTATCGTGGCTCGCCAGACCCCAGACGATCTGCGCAATTGGTTGTTGCAAGTGGAAACCAAACCATTTGCCGACACAGCCTGGTGCAGCCTAGATTACAGCGATTTTAATAAGGAACACCGATGGTGGGAACAGGCCGCCATCAACTTAGTGGCCGCGGCTGCATTGGAGCCCCTCGCAGCTACGCATGTTTCTGCCAGGGAACGTCGGCAAGCGCACTTGTGGACTGCCCTAGCATACAAGCGGCGGTATGCTAAGTTTCCAGGGGCACCAGAACATGCACACTTGCACGGACTATTCTCCGGAGAGCGAAACACTGCGCGTGACAATGCAATACTACATTGGGTATATGCACACATAGTCAAGCGACTAATGCAGTTGTGCATGCCTGAGGTGCCATTACCTGTTGCTGTCAACATATGTGGCGACGACGAAGCGACACTATGCCGGTCTATGCACGCATGTGAGCAGTATTATGCTATGCACAGCTTGTGCGGCTGGCACTTAAACCCAAGCAAGCAGCTATTCAGTAGCGACAGGGCAGAATTCTTGCAGCACATGGGCATACGGGGGCGCATGCCAATACGCCCTCTGGCAACTGCAGTTGCCAATTTCTGCTATGGCAATTGGTACAATGAGAGCGTGACTCCAGTGCTTGATCTGCCGGCTGCCATGGCTGGTATAGCTAGTATGCTGGTGTCACGCGGCGCCGAACGAGCGCGTATAGAGCTATATGCAAGGAAGGTGCTGAATAACGTATTCAAACGTGCGTATGGCAGGGATGTGGACTGGCGCTGCCTATTAACAGAGCCGGCCACCATAGAACAGTCCACAGACCAGGAATACCGACATTGGCTGGTTGCGAGATTGGCCGATGTACCCGGGCTAGCAAGCCTGATGTCCAAGGCTGCGCCTGTGGTTAAAGTCTTGGCGGAACGCCAAGAACCAGCACCACTAGCCGATGTTGCAAGCGAGCACTTCAAGCACAAGCACGAAACCTATCTGAGGCGCCATGCCACAT